CTAACTCTCAAGTCCCTCCTGTAAAATTACAAGAAGGTGGAGAAACTAAGGGTGAAAGGTTTGTGAAATTTTTTGGTAATCAATTTAATCAAAACAAAGATAAAGTGATCAAAGAAGCAGTAACAGGTTTATTTAGAAAAGATTTTGATTCTCGTTTTAAAAATTTAATGAACCAAGCGGTAAGAGATTTTGAGGCTCAAGAAGGAACATCTCCAAACTTTGATTCTAAATTTGTTGCATATAAACCCACAAAAGAGGAAACAGGGTTGACTACGCAAGAAACTATGGGTATGAAAAAAGGAAAAATGGTTGGGTGTCCACATAGGGAGATGGGAGCAAAAAGTGACATTAAAGGCATTTCAAAAATACAAGTTAAGGGAAAAAAATTTTCAGGTATTTTTTAAAATAGATTATAAAGAAAAAATTTTAAATATAATTTTAATTTTACTTGTTGTAGAAATTTTGATACATTCTGTTGAAGTAATAATTGATACCATTCCTTATTTAAAATGATTAAAGGCGATTCAGAAGAATATAATTTAATAACAAAACATATCAAAAAAATTAAGATAGATAGAGCCACATTAACTTGCGAGATCGGTTTGCGTGAGGGATTAGGAACAAAAACAATAATGGATGCAGTTAGGTTACAAGAACCTGCTCTCTACAAACATATCGCTGTTGACCCTTATGGAAATTTAGCTTATCAACATTATGACAATCCTGATAATATTATAGCGGCAGGCTATGATTCTGAAATGATGCAACAGACAGTAACAGAATTATATAAAAATTACCCTGAGTTTAATTTTTTTCATATGACAGATGATTATTATTTTAAAACAATGGGTGAGGGTCATCAGTTTGTTTTTGAAAAACAATTAATGATTTATGGTTTGTACAAGGTTGTTCATCTTGATGGACCACATACAACGAAAGATGTACTAAACGAACTTGTATTTTTTATTCCTAGAATGGAGAGTGACTCTATTATAATAATTGATGACTATCAACTGATTAGTCTAGGTATTGTAGATATGCTTCTAAAGACTTATAATTTTAATGTTGCTGAAAAAGGCGACAGTAAAATTATTTATAAAAAGGAGATGTAATGTTTACAGCGATTATTGGTCCAGTAGCAAACTTAGCTAAAACCTGGATTGAAGGAAAACAAAAAAAAGCTCAGTTAAAAAGTCAGGTTGAGTTAACTAAATTAGAAGCGACAAAATCTAAAATTGAACAGGATGGTTCCTGGGAGGAAAAAGCTATGTCGGCATCAGATAATTCGTGGAAAGACGAGGCTTGGACCCTAGCCTTCATTTCTATAATTTTGGCATCCTTCATACCTGCTTTGCAACCTTATATGAAAGAGGGTTTTTTATTTTTAAAAAACGATTGTCCTGATTGGATATCTTGGGGCATTCTCGCTTCAATTGCGGGATCATTTGGGCTAAAGAGTATTGCACAATTAAAAAAATAAATTAAAATGACTGTAGTGGACTGCGGTCACAATGACAACCAGCACTTCTAACAAAGGAGATAATTATGTGGTCTAAACCAATAATTACAGAAATTTCTGTTGGTCTAGAAATCAACAGCTATGCCTGTGCTGAAAAATAAGGTGAAGGGGACATAGTCCCCTCACTATTAAGGAGAGTGATATGTTATTAACAAAAAAATTAATAAAATTTAATAATCTTATTGTGAAAATACCTTCTGCTACAAAAAGGGTTTGGGACTTATCTGAAAATAGATGGGGTTACAAACTTGTCAAACATATTTAGAATTAAAGATTGCAGTGGTGAAAAATTTTCAAGAAAAATAAGGGTGCTTGAGTATAAGTCACCAGTGGTTTGTTATGGTAAAAAGATTTCACAAAATAGAAATAGTAATTGCAAAGAAGACAAAAAGAAGATATAAAGCTGTAGGTAAGAGACACAGAAAAAAACTAGGACCAAAATCTCACCTTCGTAATTATGCTTGATATAGACACAGTTCGAACAATAAGACATTACATAAAAAAAGAAATAGCAAAAACTAAGGATCACATTTGCTATGGTATAGACAAACTAGAACAACTACATTATGCTAAGGGCAAGCTCAATGGCTTAGAGTCATTGCTACAGGATTTAAAAGACCTGCAAAATAGAGAGGATAATGTAGATGACATTGATCAAACCTAATAAAAAACTTGTCGTTCCACAAAATGATGAGGAAGAACCTTTAGTTCCGAAAGGTGAAAAAGAAACGGAAGAATATCTTAAAATTATACCAAACCCTGTTGGATATAGACTTTTAGTCAGACCATATCAACCTAAAGAAAAAACTAAAGGTGGTATTTATCTATCAGAAAAAACTCAAGAAACTATTCAAATGACAACTGTTGTTGGACTTGTAGTAAAAATGGGTGATTTATGTTTTAAAGATAAACAAAAATTTCCATCTGGAGCTTGGTGTAAAGAGGGTCAGTTTGTCATATATGGACGATACGCTGGTGCTCGTTTTAAAACTAAATATGGTGAACATCGTATTCTTAATGACGATGAAATCATCGGCACTATTAACGAACCGAGGGATATCCTCGCATTATTCTAGGGAGTAATTATGGCAGAAGAAAACAAAGTAGAACTTGACACAGATGATGCTCAGGAGACTGACATTCAAATTGAAGAAAAACAAGAACCAAACACAAAACCTGAAATTGGTGAAGTTGACCTTGGTTACAATGATCCGATAAAAGCCTCTGTAAAGGCAAAAAAACTTGAACAAGAACCTGAGACCGAAGAAAAGCAAGAAAAGCAAGAAGAACCTGAACAGGATAATCTAAATAAAATATCTGACAATGTTCAAAAAAGAATTGATCAACTCACAAGAAAATATAGAGAAGCGGAAAGAAGAGAAAAAGCCGCTTTAGATTATGCAAAAGGTTTACAAAAAAAATACTCTGATGTAGAAAAAAAATCAGCTATTGTTGATGATAATTATGTCAAAGAATTTGATGCAAGAATTGATGCTCAAAGAGAACAAGTAAAACACAACCTTAAATTGGCTATAGAGAATAATGACACTCAAGGCATTATGGATGCTAATGATAAATTAACTAGTCTTGCCGTAGAGAAAGAAAAGTCAAGAATATTAGCAGAGCAACAAAAACAAGAAAAAGAAAAAAAAGTACAACAAACAAAGCAAGAAGAAACTCCTAATCAACAATTAGTGCAACAACAACCAATTCAGCAACAAAATCCTCCACCACCACCAAGCGAAAAAGCTCAAGAGTGGGCACAAAAAAACACTTGGTTCGGTAATGATAAGGCTATGACAAACACTGCTTTTGGCATCCATCAAGATTTGATAGAGCAAGGGTTTGACTCAGAGTCAGAGGAATATTACAATGAGATTGACAAACAAATGAGGGGATACTTTCCTCAGAAGTTTGCTAATGATAATAAACCGATTCAAACTGTGGCATCTGCTGGTAGAAAACAGATGGGTCGCAAAACTGTGAAACTCACTCAATCACAGGTGGCTATTGCCAAAAAATTAGGAGTGCCACTAGAAGAATATGCAAAACACGTAAGGAAGTAAAATGAACGAAAACATTAAAAGAACCTCACGCGACACAAGGGATAAAGATACTAAAAGAACAAAACCTTGGAGTCCTCCGTCAAGTCTAGATGCTCCTCCTGCACCGAAAGGTTATGTGCATCGTTGGATAAGAACCGAATTTATGGGTTCACAGGATACAGCTAATGTATCTAAAAAACTCAGAGAAGGTTGGGAATTTGTAAGATCAGAAGAAGTAAAAAATACTTTGGGAGATCACGATTACCCAGTTATCCGACAAGGTCAATATCAGGGGTTAATTGGGGTTGGTGGTCTCGTGTTGGCGAGAATACCTGAAGAAATTGTAGAACAACGCAAGCAGTATTTTCAAAATATTACTGCTGACCAAGTTAAAGCCGTTGATAATGACATTCTGAGGGAACAACGACCTGAGATGCCTGTTAATATTAACAGACAATCTCGTGTAACTTTTGGTGGTGGTCGTAAATCATAATTTTTTGATAAAAGCCATCGCTATATTTGTTTAATTTAATTATCAAAGGAGATAACATATGGCTAATGTAGCTGAAAAGTTTGGTCTAAGACCATACAGATCGTTGAATGGTGCTCCGTGGAATAATGCCCAAAACAGATATACGATAAAACAAAATGAAGGTACTGCAATATTTCAAGGTGACTTAGTTGTCCCTACTTCTACAGGTAATGTAGCTAGACATAGTGCAGGTACTTCAGATCACGTTGTCGGTGTATTCAATGGGTGTTTTTATACAGACCCAACAACACAAAAACCTACCTTTAGTAATTTTTACCCAGGTTCAATCAATGCAGATGACATTGTTGCAAATGTAATTGATGATCCTGATACATTGTTTCTTATGGATGCCGATGCGGCATTCACTAGATCAGAATTGTTTAAGAACTATTCTGTAACTAATGTAACTGGTAATACTGTTACAGGTATTTCAAAAGTTCAACTAGATGTAAGCACAGGTGATAGTGCGTCAACATTTATGGTAATGGCAGTTGATATAAGCCAAGACCCTAACAATGACGATACTACTTCAGCTAATGCTAATGTCTTAGTTAGAATTAATAATCACTTTTATCGCCAAAGTGGCGGTCTAACATAGAGAGGTAATATATGGCTATTTCAAGATCACAATTGGTCAAAGAGTTAGAACCAGGTTTAAATGCTCTCTTTGGCTTAGAATATAATAGATACGAAAACGAACACGCAGAAATCTTTGTAGCAGAAGCATCTGATAGAGCTTTTGAAGAAGAAGTAATGCTTACTGGTTTTGCGAGTGCACCAGTTAAAGAAGAAGGGGCTGGGGTCACATTTGATCAAGCAACTGAATCTTTCACTGCTAGATATACTCACGAAACTATTGCTATGGCATTTGCTATCACTGAAGAAGCAATTGAAGATAATCTGTATGACAGATTAGCGGCTCGTTATACTAGAGCATTAGCTCGTTCAATGGCAAACACTAAACAAGTTAAAGCGGCGAATGTACTTAACAATGCATTCAATTCAAGCTTTGCTGGTGGTGATGGTGTGGAACTTTGTTCTACTGCTCACCCTCTAGCTACTGGTGGTGTATTTGCAAACGAACTAGCAACTGCCGCTGACTTATCCGAAACTTCATTAGAGCAATCTTTAATTGATATTGCCGCTTTTGTTGATGAGAGAGGTCTAAAAATTGCAATGCAAGGTGTTAAACTAATTATTCCAAAAGAACTTCAGTTCACAGCGGAAAGAATTTTAACATCACCACAAAGAGTGGCAACTGCAGATAATGACATTAATGCTATGGCTTCAATGGGAATGATCCCTCAAGGTTATAGAGTAAATCATTACTTGACAGATACTGATGCTTTCTTTATTATGACGGATGCACCTAATGGATTGAAACAATTCGTTAGAAGCCCTATCAAAACTGCTATCGAAGGTGACTTTGATACTGGTAATGTTAGGTTTAAGGCGAGAGAAAGATATTCTTTCGGATTTTCTGATCCAAGAGGAATTTTTGGCTCACCTGGTGCGGCTTAATATTTTTTATTTTTTTCCGTTAAAGAAAAGGGGACGAAAGTCCCCTTTTTTTTTACCAGATTTTTAATTTATCTAGTATTTTATCAACTTGATGATGGTATCGGTCTCCATTATCAAAAACCCAGTTTTCATCATTAACTTTAAGTATCCAATATGCAATGATGTCTTGCAAAACTTGAACCTCTTTTTTATTGAGTTTGATATCTTTCATATTTTTCCTTATTGATTAATATTATCTAATTAATATCACATCTAAATGTGATGTCAACTAAAGTTTTATATTTTTTTTCCATCTATTAAAACATCACTATGTGTTTCTATAACCACTCTAGCTCCACAACTAAGAATTGGTTTATCGTTTCCTCCATACAATATTTTTGATTCACCAAGAATGGTGACTTCGTGACCATAAATATTTTGTTTACTGGTTTTAACTGTTATTACAGGTTCATTTAATTTATTTTTTAAATTACTTCTTATTTTATGTTGATTTATGTGTATATATTTTTTTGTCATTTATCCCAACTTTTCTCAAGATGTTTCTCAATACAATAATCTTTAACCATATCTTCTATATCATCAAAATCGTGAAATGTGGGTTCACTAAGTTTATCTTGAACCT